TGATTGAGATGAGCAAGAGGCAGGAGCGGCGGTTTAGCGGTCAGCTCGCTTACCTCCTCGCCGAACCAGAACGTGACCAGGGGAATGTAGTCGAGATTCGTGCTGCCTTTCATCGGACTTCCGTCCTCATCCATAGCAATCGTCCAGCCGCCATCCTTCTCCTCATACACTGCCCATGCGCCTGGAGTGAGGAGTCTGACTCGCTCAATCTGCTTCTCGCCATAGAGTCCGTCAGCCACAGTATGAGTCTCCTTGATTCGGAGCTGGACGAGCTGCTTGCCTGCTTGGAGACTACTGTTGAATCGCCAGCCGATAATGCTGTTCGGCTTGATGTGAACGAAATATGGCTGGGCGCCGGCTGCTTTGTGATCGGCGAGCGTCTGCCCGGGTGATTGAGGATACTCGACCAGAATATGAGAGATGCCCTCATCAATGGCTGTTGCTGCAACCTTGGACAAGAAGACAGTGATGTCATTTCCCTGCCGGTCGATGTCGTTCAACCAGTCTCTCACGTCGTCTTCGACCTCTTCACTGACTGCGACCTTTTGTTTGAACATCTGCCCGACTGTCTTCTCGATTGTTCGAGGATACACTTCAAGAAGGACGGATCGCTTCACGCGGGCAAGATACTTCACGTCCGACTCGCCATCCTCCTGCGGCAAATACTCGGTGCCGGCAGCTCTCATCGCTTCGGTGCCGCCCATCAGAGCGTTGGGCAATTTCATTGCCGTGCGGGAATTGGTATATGCTGCGAGCGGATAACTTATGTCATCGCCCGGCGTTGCAATCGCTGTTACTTCCATTTTAAATCTCCTGAGTAGTTGTGATGCGAGCTGTATCAAGGACGCGATACCGAATCTCGTCCCATGCGTGATCTTCTGATTTTGTGTCTATGTCGTCGCTGTTCGTCGGGCTTCTCGGCAATACGGGAATCGTCCGGATGAAGCCGTCGTTACAGACATCGAATGTGAAAATGCCTGGAGCTTCCGGCGGATATTTGGTTGCCGAGGAGAGCATTCCGCGCATAAGCTCCAGACCGTTTATTCTGCTGCCAGGATTCTTGTTCGATCTCGTCCAGCGGACTTTCTCCGCTTCCATATCCTTTGCGATACAGACGCCATTCTCGACATCGAAAATCGAGTTGTCGGCCGGGCCCGGTTTGACTTTCAGGCTCTTGAGGAGTCCGTCGTTTTCTCTTGCGACAATTCCCTTGGCAATATCCTTCGCCAGCATTTTGCAGCCGTGATCTGCAGATCCATCCCAGCCGTACCACTCGGCGATCCTGATCAGTGAGCCGGGAAAGAAACTTCTCGTTCTTCCGTCTCTCAGTCTTACTTCCTCGCCGTTTGCCTGCGCCCACCAGCCGACAGAGAATGGATGAGATGATCCCCAGTCGAAACTTCTGTTGATTCTCCAGCTCTTCGGAACATCGAATGGCTGGAGAATGTGCTTGTCTGACTTCCAGACATCATCGAAGGCACCGCCGGCAACAATGTCCCAGTCTCCATCGAGCATCGCTTTGACCAGGGCGGGATCGCCGAGACCATGAAGTCGATCCGCGTAATCCGGATCGTTCTCTTCCATTGATGGATTATCTTCGAGTCTTGCCGGGATATACTGGCGATACATGCCGCCGTCTTTCTTGGCGGCTTTTCGGATTCTCATCCAAGGCTGATAGGTGACGAATGTCTGCTTGACCCAGTTATGACCGATTCCGCCGGGGTTACTGCCGCAGAGAATTCTCGGGAACAGTCCTTTATATGCGCTCGGAACTTTCCATGAGCCGATACGGACACGACCACGAAGATACCGATACATTTTCTCCGTAAAGTGGGTCAGCTCATCGATCAACAGCAAATGAATCTCCGCGCCCTGATAGCTCGTCAGATCCTTTTCATGCTGCAGATGACAGAGAAAGATTCTGCCGCCACCAGGGAACGAGAATATTCCTTTCGCCTGATTCCATTTCACCGTGCCATTAGCCAGATACTTGGCGAGAACGGTCGGAAGTCCCTGCGGGCCTTGGATGTGATTCTTCTCAAGATCAGGGAACGTTCGTCGGAAGAGGTAGATCTGAATGCCCGGTATGGCGAAAGCGCAATGCACCGCCAGATACCTCATGAGCGCCGACTTACCGCCGCCTGCAGCTCCGCCATAGAGAATCTCCGTTGCTATTGTCTCGAAAGCGACAATCTGCTTCGGGTGCAGCTCTGCTTTATAATTGAAGCCGATCTCTCTGGGGTCGAAGCCGCTCACTCGTCAATCTCACCATGAGAGCCCATTCCTACGGCGCCAAAGAGAGTGACCTTGAACGGTTCATCGCCAGAGGTGAGATCGATCTTGTTGCCGAACTCTTCTGGGAATCTTCTTTCGAGCATCCACTTTGAGCATGACGGATCACGCTTCACTTTCTTTTTGGTTACCTCGTACTCGATGACTTGACCGGCGGCGTTATACTTGGTCTTGGTCTCTTCGTACTCTTCGCCCTGAGCGCAAATACGCAGGTTGCTCAAGTGGAAAGCCTTGCTGTCTTCGATGGCGGCGGTCATCTGGGACATTAAATCGGCGTAAATGCCACATTGTGCCACTCTTGCCTTCTCCATCCACTGAGCAAAAGTCTTCTCTTTCACTCCAGCCTGGATGGCTGCGCTCTTGTAACTCATGCCCAGTCGAACGCCCTTACAGATGATCTCTATTACCGATAAGGTGAGCTTTGATCCCGAACCTATTGGTCTCCCTTTTTTTGCTTTAGTTTCTTCTTTTGTTTTGATTGTTTCCATTGTCTCTCTTTGATCAATAAACTAATTGATGAACTCCTTTTGATTAGATGATTATTCTGCCGTTATTGTGTTTTAGATTCTTCAGCTTCCATTCTGTATCTTTGACGTCTTCCTGATAGGTCTTGTTTTTGTACTGGACGACTGCCTTGCCGTCCTTGAATTCGTATGGCTCATTGTCCCACGGTATTTGATTGCGGCGACGTTCGGGTGTATGCATCAGTTCGCCCTCCACCAGCTTCTGCATTGCGCTGGCCTGATAGATGACCGCATGCTCCGGCTTGTTGCTGGCAAGGAGCTTGAATGCGAGCCAGAGACCGCCGGTTGTGTCTCCTACGTAGAATGGGATCCACTCGGTGTATTGCATCCAGCTTCTTGCCTGGGCGATTATATCGAAGCTGACTTCGTCCTCTGACTCGCTTCTCATGCTTATCCATCGCACTTGATGCTTATGTGCGAGAAGAGCGGGATCGATGTCAAGACGCTTCAGAGTGCTTTCTTTGACGTTATCGATGACGGCGTCGAACTCATTCAGAGCGTCAGAGATCTCACTGAAATCTCTGTTGACGATTTCTTTTCCCTGATTGAGCCATGACCACAGTTTGTCGCCGTCATTGAGAGACAGAATCGGATCTCTGCCGTTTGTCCATTTGACGACTTCATGACCCTGCTCGGCGAGAATCATCCCGGCATAGGCAGGAATAATGTAGTTACCTATTTCAAGGACTCTCATTGCTCGTAGCGCATCGTTTTGAAGATGTCGTTGCACTCATTCACGAATACGACGTTTGCAGACTGGAAGATCTCTGAGACATCATACGTGATGATTACGCACTCATCTCCGATCTCGCCCAGTCGAGCGCCGCCACCATTCAGAGTGAACGCTTTGACCGCTGCTTCGATTGCATACGTCTCCCATCGATTGCCGTTGGTCAGATTGACGATCTGCACTTTCTCGAATTGCTGAATGCCGGCCGCTTTCATAAGCTCCGGGCAGATCGATACTGAGCCGTTATACCGAACCGATTTGTCGGTGACTCTTATGCCGTGAATCTTTGCTGATACGAACGATTTCATAAAACGATGACCCCTTTGTCATTCAATGATTCCTGTTTACTTACCGGCGGCGAATAGCAGAAAGAAGCACTGACTCTTTGCGTCGAAAAATTCTGAGTCTTTATCAGCGACTCCACCGCATTCGCTCCACTTCTCGCCGTGCATCTGTCGTACCGAAGCAACTTCCATCTCGGCGATTTGCTGTAATAATTAATCATCGCTGGATGAGCGACAACATTGTGATACCTGAATTTCCTCTCATACAAATATTGCCCTATCCAGTCATCGAGCAAACCGCCGATGCCGATCCCCTGATAGTCAGGAAGCACGACAAGCCGATGGCCCATTTTGATGTTTCGAGTTTTCGCGTGAGGAAAATGTCGATATGCCGAAAAGGCAACGCACTGATCCTCATAGAACGCCCCAAAGCATTGAGCCGCAGTATGCAGATCTCCACTCAGATAATGATGCTTCCTAAACTCTCGCCAAGCGGTTTTGTCGATCTTACGAATGTCCAGATTAAGCTCTGGGTGTCGCCGAAGTGACCTCCCCTGGAAAGAACCGGTGTGCGGTTCATAGATCCAGTCAGGTTGAAGCCAATCGATTATGTCGTAATGACAGGAGACAGCGATGAGCTTTCGTTCCTGCCGGCGGATGGTTTTCTGAATTGCATGAGACGCGACCTTGGCGACATTCCGATCAACGACGCTGGTGAACTCATCGACCACCAGCATCTCTTTTGACTCAGCTATTGCCCTGGCTATCGTCACTCGGAACTGCTCGCCGTTGGAAAGAACATGAAACGGTCTGAGCCAGGACGGGATCGTGTTGAAGCCGACCGAGGTGAGACACTTGATGACTTCCTTTATGCCCATGCCCGTTGGGAAGCTGTCAACGATTGCCTTTTCTCTCGCCCAATCGAAGCCCGAGACTATATTGTCGCCGAACATCTCTCGGGCGATAGTCGTCTTGCCTGCGCCCGAAGGCCCGACGATCAGACCGACGTTCCAGTCCATATCTTGAATCGGCAAATCGACGTTCCATGTGACCGTTGATTTTTCTTCAACCGGCACATCGAACATCGATTCGATCTGCATGACTCGCGGAGTTCGATCAATGATCGAGCTTCTGACTATATCAAGGCTTTGCATGCATAGCCCTCGTCAACGAGCCGCTGGAGAAGCTCGACCTGCTCATCTTCGTTCTTGAGGGTCACGATCACGCCC